GGTCCTGTTTTCGTGAAACACGAAAACACATGCTCTGCCTATTTAGGCAGAAGGGTCCTGTTTCACAGAAACGTATGCGAACGCATGTTATGCGTTCGGGTCCACAATACAAGCTATCGGCTTATCCGATGTGGCACTAGAAGGTAAAATACGATTGGAAATACCAAACAGATCTGCTAAACGCCCCGCACTGGGTTTACTTAACATGTTATACCATCCCAGACCCAATCCTCCAAACAACAGGAGTCCAAGTACAATGCCAGTTGTTGGTTCACATCCAGCATATACACGAAATCCAATCGTAATCAATCCAAAGACAATAATCGATGCGATGGCCAACACCGCATGTGACGTACGATTGGACACCTTGGTCGGATCTGCCCCATCATCCACTGGTCGATTATACAACGCCACCGCATTCGTCATCATGTATCCTAGGAAAAAGCAGATCATCGCATACGATGTTGTACACAGTAACGCAGTATTCTCCACTTTGGAGGGATTCGTCATGGTGGAATAAGGAATCACAACTTTACAGATATCGGCTGTTTTTGATTTTAAAAAATCGAAATCAAACTTCGCGACAAGGAAGTCCGCGATTGTATTTAAGATTCCTGCCGCAATCGGAGTCACTATAAGAAAGCCTGCTAGGAAAAACATCATCGCATAATTGGCAGTAAAGAGACCCAAAATCAACATCGCTCCTGCGAGAGTAATGGGCAACGTTCTCATTCCACCGTACAGGAAAACATGAAGGTCTGATATAATCCCTCTTAATGAATCCATTCTATTTACATCTTATTTTATTTGTATTACACGGAGGCACATACATAAATATTGGTTGGATTTCCATTACAATCCGCTCCTTTTGAAGATAATACAGGCAGACCAAGGAAGTTCATCGATTCTTGTCCGAATATCATCTTATTGAGGTAGAAAAAGAGATATCCTACAACAACTGCCAGGCCCGTTGCCATAATAATTTCTCCCAACGTATCATCACATCCCGATAAAAAGATACGAGCCAGAATAAACGTAAGAACAACGAGACCCATGAAAGTATACGCAAGGGTGCTGCGTGTCTTCCAGTTCTCTCCCATCGAGGTCAACACTGCTGAAAACTCATTTGTCGCAAAACCAAGATAGGTCGCCATGGATACCATGGAGAAGATACCATAGGATGGATAGGGGTCATGATTAAACATACGACTGACGTCCATTTGAGGGGTTTTGTATCCTGCTCGGCACGCAATCGGCTTCGGCGTATCCGGAGACCCCACGGTCTGTGAAACGAGCCATGCGATCAAACGGTGACTTATTGTCAATTCAATGATAAATGCGGAAAAGATACCATACGCTATATTCTGAGTCAAAAAATATAAGACAAGCGAACCAAATAACACGGAATCGGGCATGAGGTTATACATTTCCGCAATGGTTCCCACAACCGTACCACCAATCAAATCTTTTATTTTTGGGACCCAATCAATGGAGGACCCGCTTGTTGCTGCATTTGATTTCGCATTCGCTGCCATCTCTATTCCCGTATAACATAAAGAATCGTCGTGATAGTTATCATAATATGGGTATCCCATCGTATTATAAAAAACTTGTAACCGTTCTCCCTAGTCTTATTAAACGAAGCCATCCCGATGGGAATGTGGACTGGCTCTTTATGGATTTTAATTGTTTAATTTATCACTGCCTTCATCGCGCCGATACGCCTGTCTATCCAGGGGATCATCAAAAAGACGAATGGGAAGCCCAATTCATTCAATGTATTGTACGATATTGCCTGAAAGTGATTCGTCAAGTCGATCCCAAAATCGGCGTTCTCATGGCCATTGATGGCGTGGTCCCTATGGCCAAAATGCGTCAACAGCGCTTGCGCCGCTTTAAGTCCGTCTGGATAAGTGAAAAAGAAAAGAAAGGCGAAGTTAAATGGGATACCAATGCGATTACTCCTGGAACGCTGTTTATGAAGAAACTTCACGCCGGTCTCGAAGGCATGATTCGGGAAAAGGGGAAAGGTGCCTGGCGATTGAGTTCCAGCGATGAACCAGGCGAGGGCGAGCATAAAATCACCGCCGCGTGGCGGGCAGGCACATTTACCGGCCCCGTTGCGATCTATGGCCTGGATGCCGACTTGATTGTCTTGTCTCTTCTCGGACAGCTCACGCTTCAGCAACCAGTTTGGTTATTTCGCGAAGAAATTGAAATGGGCAAGATCGCGTATGATGGGGAGGGAGAAGAACAAATGGAATGGTTTTCGATTGATGCCTTGCGAGAGTGGCTTACCAAAGACGCGCGTGATAAACGCTCTTTTCTCCTTGATTACGGATTTGCCATGTCCATTCTCGGAAACGATTTTCTCCCTTCTTCACTTGGTCTTAAGATGCGCGACGATGGTCACAATGAACTTCTTACCATTCTGAATGAGATGCATTCCAGCCATATTCCACTGATCTATCCGAATACGCAGGAGATTTCTATCGAGGGTCTTCAGGGTCTGTTCCAGAAGTTATCAGGACACGAGGAAAAACGCATTCAACGAAGTATCGGTAAAAAACAAATGTTTGCGCGAGGAGCGGAACAAACCGGCCTGGGAGAGAATAACTGGCCTCTCCACCACCTAGAAGAAGAAGTGTTATTGGATGCTCAACGTCGTGGCTTGGCATACAACTGGAAAGAAAAATATAAGGGACTATTTTCTGGTTACTCGCGGTCAATTGACCAATATTTGTATGGGATTCAGTGGATTTGGGCATATTATATGGGTCAAATGGAACATGTCTGTTTTAATTGGTATTATCCATTTTCTCTCCCGCCTCTATGGGAATCGTTGCGCGAAGCATCTCTTCCTTCGTTTCCAGATACCATACTGATTCGTGCACAAGATATTCGTCCTGTAGAACAATTGGCACTCGTTCTTCCGCTTGAAAGTTGGTCACTGATTCCACCCTGTAAGGAGCGTAAGTTTCCCTCCTTGGCCCCTCAGTTCTATCCCACTGTCTACTCGTTTGAATCCATGGGAAAGCGGTTCTTTTGGGAGTGCGAGTCTATGATTCCTCTTCCCAGCATTTACGAGTTGAAACAGATCGTTTCGTAGTAAGTGGTGTGGTAAGAATCACTAAATCTTCAAAGTCTTCTTTTACTTCGTGATATCCCGTTCCATCAGGACGATAGTCTTTCTCTTCTTGAATAATTTGTTGAGATTCACGAAGAAGTTCTAGAAGAATAAATGTGTCATATTCATTTGATGGTAGCAAATCAATATGAAGCTTTTCTATGAATTGTTGATGATAGGCAAGTTCGGTAGGAGGAAATGGAATATCTTTTTGAACTAACTCAAGATAGCTCCGTGTACGAAGCCGGCGATTCAATTGTACAACAAATGGGCGAATGATCGATTTGGCATAACAATCACAAAGATGGTCCAGGGCAGATTCCATGACTTCTAGTTCAAGACGTCGGTGTCGATTCGTATTTGGATAGTATACACTATCAGGAAGAAGAAAGTAATAGACTTCCATGTCGTCATAATCCAATGCGATTGTAATACATTGATTTTTACTCCAAAGACTCTCAATCACATCCATCGATGTTGTGGAAATATCTTTAATATTTATGGTATCCACAAAGGTAACCAGAGGGAGCTGAGGGGTTTTGGTAGTAAGATGAACATGCGGAATGTATCGATAAGCGAGAATCATGGCTAATTCATACAGAATGTTACGAGTTGTTTCAATTTTTAGATAAAAAAGGGCAACATACCGTTGTTACTTTGTCTACCACTTCCTCTTTTAGTTTCTTTACCGATTGAAGTCCACGTGATACCGTAATCATAATATCGATCGTCGAACCCGCAATTTCATCAAATACAGATAAAATCTTTGCACGTACTTCCTCGTCTTTAATCACATCATTAAAAATCTTACGAATCACCTCAATAACGACCATCTTCTTATCGACGCCTGATAATGCTACCTTGCTGGCAGAAACGGCCTCTACTAATGTAATCACCTCTCCAATGATCTTAGAAACTGTGACAATAATGTTCACATTTTCAATGTCTTTTATGGCACAAATGATGTCCTTCACATCATTATATATCAACGCAACCGCTTTCTCTTGAATGGGTGTTAACAGTGATGGAATCACATCCTGTGTGGTGGTAGCTTCAGACATCTCTACTACTTCTTAGATTATGAATTAGATGACCAATCATCATATGAAAATAAGACAATCGAAATAAATGCGAGTGCTAACGCAAGTTGTTTGATTGATGACAGTTTTTCCTTAAAATACAGCAGACCCGTGCCGGTAACTAATATATCACTCGTTAGATCCCATAAAATATTCATCACTGTCATGGTTTCATGATGTAAAGACTTCAAGAAGATAAATGGTTGTAAACTATATAAAAACATGCCGATAGGGACATAAAATGAAGATAAATCGCCTAACGTATACTCTTTCATCCATCCCAGAACAATTACGTCAATCAATGCCATAAACGTGGCATACGCAAGTGAAATGAACTTGAACATCTATTTGGGGCATCGTTATTTACGTCTGGTTGTACGTTTGGAGCGCTTGGAACGTGTGCGACGTTTGCCTCCTTTTATTTCTTGTAAGCCGAGTCCTTCCCGTCTCTCCTTTTGTATCTTGTTAGCTAGGCGTGCTTTTAATCGTTCTCTTTCGTTATTTGTAGGTCCTCCATTTGAATTAAAAAAGAGAGGCTCTCTTGCATTGCCTACATTTCGTTTCTGGTTAGCAGCATGATCTATCAACACTGAACTCATCTATTACATTAATCGAAAAATGCGTACGAAATCGTATCCTGTATTTTGGTCGGGAAGATAGATGGGGAACAACCAATCAGCGGTCGATCCTGTACATGTCCGCATGTATTCCAACATGATTCAAATCAAAGATCCCTCTAAACGCATACAAATCATTAATACCTGTATGACCTCAATGGAATATGTTAATTCCGCCAAGCGATGTGGGATCTATAGCTATCTTCTTCATTACCTTTCCACTATTCAATCCGGTGGACAACCACCTTTACTTCCGGGAGAAGCGCAGCAAGCGCAGCAAGCGCAGCAGGTACAGCAAGCACCGTATTCACAACAAACTCTTCCTCGTAGTGTACAGCCCAATTTCGCAGCAGGAATCGGTGCCACCCATCCTTCCATGCTCAATGCTCCCAAGGCTTCCACCTATCAGCAGCCTGTACGTTCCTACGCACAGGGCTCTCAGCAACAACTTACCGTTCACCAATCCAATGAACCCAGTTGGAAAGTCATTACCGAAACCCCCAAACAAAAAGCCATTTCTTACTTCGCCTCCTGTCTTGAAGTCTTAAACATCCAAGAAGAAGTAGCCCTTACCGAAGAATCTCTCAAAACTGCCTACAAGAAAATGGCACTTCGTTCACATCCAGATAAAGGTGGTTCTGAAGAATACTTTGAAGCAGTTACCCGTGCCTACGCATATTTATCTGAAATCCTGAAGTTCATGAAAGGTGGAAAGCGTGACACAGGTGCTCGAGTAGATGCCACGCATATGTCACAGGCACAACAAAGCCGCGAAGCTGAAGCGAAGAAATGGGATTATGGCGGCGAACCTGTTCGTCTCAATGCCAAGAATCTCGACATGAATGCTTTTAACAAACTATTTGAGCAAACTCATATGCCCGACCCCGACTCCGATGGATATGGCGATTGGCTCAAATCTGCCGATTCTCAAAGCGGTGCTCAGAAGTTCAAAGGTGAATTCAACCGCGACGTATTCAATCGTATGTTTGAAGATGAATCACGAGCAAAAGGCAAACCATCCAGTGCTCTCATGGTTCATCCTGGTCAAATGGCACTAACACTCAATCCTACCAGTGGTGTGGACCTGGTCGGTGAACGCCCTGATAGTTATACTGCCGCCCCCAATTCACGCTTCCAATTCACTGATTTGCGCGGGGCCTATACCTCCGAATCAACCATTTCCGATAAAGTCGCCAATGTAGCCGTTCATGATCGAACCTTTGAACAATATCGCGCATCTCGTGAAAAAGCTCCTGAACAATTCAACCAATCCGAACTCCACAGCATTCGTGAGTTTGAACAGCGACAGGCGCAGGCGGATGATATGCGAGAACGTCGTCGTGCCGAGATGCATATGAAAAACCAGCAGTATCATGATCGCATGAAACAGATGGTCATTACCGATGGAGTTGATTTAAACCAAAAAAAGATTGGATACTAGGGGCTCTTTAAGAAAAAGCCCGCAAAAATATGGCTTCTAGGAAAAAGCCCGCAAAAAAAATAGGCTTTATGAAAAAACCCTCAAAAAATAGGCTTTTTAAAGTGTATCATATCGTTCACCGCCTCGTTTTGCCTCTTCCAGTCCATCATTACACATCATATATAACCATTTACCTCCTGTCGCATGAAGATTCACTTTGTATACTTTTTGATTCGTACATTGTACCATGAAATAGTATTCACCCCTCTCATGTGTCATATCAATACTCGTAATGGAATGGATAGGAATCGTCGTATCATTTAACGTAATCCACTGTGTTCCATTCGGGGATGCCATTCTATCGGAGGGTTCGATTTGTCCTACCTAAACCATTCCAAACATACCTGTAGGTAATATGGAAGAAGCACTTGCGAAACTTGGTTTCCCATCGATGGACGGGGTCACATCTGACTCCTTAAAAAAAGCATTCAAAACTGCGGTAGTCAATGCGCATCCTGATAAGGGTGGATCAGAAGACGATTTTGAGTCGATCTTAGCGGCATATGTCTATCTTTCCACTACACTGAAACGCATGACGGGTGGACGTGATGGATTTCAAGTTCTTAATGTCTTTGATGTTCGACAAGCACGCGATGATCAATTTACCAATGAATTAAATAATCTTGTAAGCGATGTCTTCGATCACTTGGATTCAACTGATAACTCTGCTTTTCTCAAAGACTTCGATGAACAATTCGAGAAAGCACACGTACGTGAGAATGAACGTGGATATGAAGAGTGGCTTCGAACACACGAGGAAGAGAAGGAGCAAACACCCTTAGAGGTTGACGCCTCCCAATGGAATCAGCGCTTTGAGGCAAATATCAAACTGGGAAAACCAGAGCCCACGTCACTGATCCTTCATCCCGATCAAATGGCATTCGTATCCGGTTCCACACGCGGCGCAGCTCTGATTCCTTCTACTGGACATTCTTTCACATCCGAACCTGAAGAACGCCCTACCTATACGGATCTCCACGATGCCTATACGTCAGACAGTACGGTCTTTGATAAAGTACCGGTTTATCAAGAAAATGTACGAACCTTTGAGGATATTTTGAAAGAACGTGATATGGTCTATACGACGGAGTTGGATCGAGATCTAGAAGCAATTGCCGCATACGAGAAGCGAAAACAAGAGGAAGAAGCCGCACATAAACAGAAGATTGAAGAATATTTTAAGGGAACCGCTTCCAGTGTATGGGCCTTACGAAGCATGCAAAGTGAATCGGAATCTTTCGTAAAAGAATTCAAATGATGTGATAGGGTGACATGGGTCCATTTGAAATTCTTATTTTGATTCTAGTCGTATTATTGACAGTGGCATTTATTTATGCCTTCTTTTACTCAAAAGACCTTATCAAAAACAATCCATTTCTCGATAAGAATCTGTTACAAAAGGGGATGGATAAACCAGTCATTTGGTTATACTATGACACATCGGATGTCAATTCGCGCAACTGGTCTGATTTCGGAGCTCGTTCCACTCGTGCGTTGAATATCCCCTTCTTGAATCTCTGTTACGAATCTATTGTTCGTCAAAACAAAGATATCTATCGCATTGAAGTCATCGGTGGATTAGCCGGCGCCGCCGAATTACTAGGAGGATGGGACCATCTTCCTCCCGGATTACGGGATCCCATTTCACCGGTGAATGAGGCCGAATTAAACTATTTACGTGCCGCAATTCTCGCTAAACATGGTGGTCTATGGCTGGAACCCTATTGTGTTTGCCTCAAACCCTTCGGCAAGTTGCCAGAGGATAAGACTGTCTTTTTTGGAACCGATCTTGATGAGACCTATGCGGGTTCAGCTGGCACCAATGTCCCTGGATTCCGAGCTATTTGGACTCCGAAGGCCGACCATCCAATGTTTAGCGAATGGTCCGTGGTTTGCTATGAACGTATCGCACAAAAGCGTGGCGGCGATCAGATTCGTGGCGATGCCAAATGGGATTTTATCCGTTTCTCAAACGATTATGTACAGACGGGTCTTGTTGTCGACCCTGCAGCGGAGGGTATGCGTAAGAAGAATGGCAAGCGCATTCAATTAGAAGATTTGCTGGCGTCTACCGATGGCAAGCTGACATTTGACCTCTGTAGTTATACCACGTATGTTCCCTTTCCTTGGAGGGAATTAACGGATCGTCAAATGTTTGGGTGGTTCTTGCGCATGAGCGAAGCGCAAATCATGGACTCAGATTTGGCAGTCAAGCATCTCCTTGTTACATCACTGAAAGCCTAATGCTGTTCCAGGGGTGTTTGCGTCTCTCTAAGTGTCTTATCAATAACATTTTGTAATGCCAACATACTTGTATTTCCTTTACAATATGAAATCCAAGAATGAATCAGAAACTTATGAATCATAATATTGTCCTGAAATTGACCGTTTCCAAATAATTGATTGATAACCTGAAAGCTCTCTAGCGTATCCTCATACGCATACCCTCTTTTCCAAATATGGATTAAACTCTTAATAGCAGTCACCGAATCATTGGTTGACATTGCGTTTAGCAATGGAATGAAATCCATATAGATCGGCGAAGAACATAGCATACGTACCCGCTGAATCGTCAAAGGCTCCTTACTCGTATGATGAACATCACGAATCAATTTAAGAAGACGCATTAAATCACTACTGTTGTTTCCTGCCAAATTAATCACCCAACTCCACATTTCATCCGTGAATTGTTTCGACACCATTCCTACACTGGTAAGAAAATGATCCCGATACAAAATCGTATCAAGTGGATTCATCGAGATGTGAATACAACGTGAACGCAGCGCAGGGATCAAATCCTCTTCCGAGGTACCAATGAAAATAAATCGTGTGATATGGGAATACGACTCCATAGGTCTTCTTAGTGCCTGTTGTGAAATATGTGGAAACGTATCTACATCGTCCACAATTACCCATCGATAAATCCCCTTTCCCAGTGACATCTGGCGAATAAAAAGACTCACTTGCCCTCGAATGGTTTGAATACCACGATCCTGGTCCGGTCCCAACAGCATACATTCGTCAATGGATTCCACTCCCCATAGATGAGAGGTTGGTCGCTGTTTTAATTGCGCATATGCTTGTAACCATTCGCGTATTAATGTTGTTTTACCACACCCTGCTGAACCCGTTAGAAAAAGATGACTCGGTGAATCCACTTGTTGAATACACTCATTCCAGACCGAATCTTGCCCTACCAGCGAGGTCATTATTCGTTCTTCGGTGTTCGACTTTAGATTGCCCTCTGCCTAAAGGCTATTCTAGAATGCCGGCTATAGGACCTAAACATCACGTTGTACTACCTGTTAAACAGACGGGATGTCTTCTAAATCATTTTACGAAATCCTAGGCGTATCCAAGAGTGATACCTGTACTGCTATCAAAAAAGCGTATTTGAAGTTGGCACGAGTTCATCACCCTGATAAAGGCGGTGATGCTGAGAAGTTCAAGGAAATTACCAAAGCCAGTGATATTTTGACGGATGAGAAGAAACGTCGAATCTATGATGAAACTGGGATGACGGATGAACAAATGATGGAACGTGGCGGCGGAATGCCTGGTGGATTTCCCTTCCCTGGCGGATTTCCTGGTATGCCTACTGGCGGATTCCCGTTTGAATTCAATATGAATGACCTGTTTGGAAATATGTTTGGAAATCCGCCAGTTGGCCCTCAACGAGGACAGGTTCGCAAACAGAAAAAACCGAATCCCACGGTTCAAACCATTCCCATTACATTGGAGCAATTCTATCTCGGTCATCGGTTTGACATCAATATCAATCGTCAGTCGTTCTGTACCGGCTGTGAGCATAGTGGTGCCAAATCCAAAGAAATGTGTCGTAAGTGTAACGGTCAAGGACAAGTTACCCAAGTGATTCAAATGGGACCCATGGCCATGCATACGACTGGTCCATGTATCGATTGTCAAGGAAAAGGAGAGCGCGTGATTGAAGTATGCGGACCGTGTTCTGGTACTGGATTCATTAACGATTCACGTAAACTTTCGGTGAATATTACACCTGGAACTCGTGCGGAAGAAACGTTTCAGTTCTTTGAAGTCTGTTCAGATCATCCTGCGTTTGAACGCCCAGGTGATGCGCACATCATGCTTCAAGAAGATCCGAATGATCCCGCGTTCAAATCATTTAAGCGCGTAGGCGATCGATTTCAGCATTTGGAAACCAAGATTTCACTATCACTTTCGGAAAGCCTGATTGGATGTGTCGTAAAAATAGACAGTCATCCAGGATACGATGAAGGTTTGTTTGTGAAAATCCCTGCGGGCTCGTTTCAAAATGATATGTATTGTCTTCGTGGTTTTGGTATGCCAATGGCCGGCAGTATTGGTACCTATGGTGATTTGTTTTTACGCATTGATGTTGTCGTCTCATCATTGGATCGTAATCGATTTACTACACAGGCAACTGAACTTCTTACACCTGTGTTTACCGACCGTGTACGTGTAACAGAATGTGCGGAGGATTCAATTCAAAAGGAGGTGTTTCTTCAATCGTAATAATCGGCAGGAAGAGGAGTCCATTGTAGCTGTTTTTTGCCATCGATCTCTATTACGGTATACCATGTGGTGTCCATTTGGTTTGGCCCTTGATAGGTCACACGATCGCCTACCTGCGCGGTCATGAGAAAGTCGCTCTCTTTCTTTTTTTGCTCTTCATACGAGGTATCGGTCCAGATCGTAATGCTACTCATTCGTTGATGTCTTACATCATGTAATGAGAATCTTTTCAATTTTGCGCTTTTTATTAACGAATTTCTAAAAAGTGCTTTACATCGCAGCACGAGCCTTGGCCGCATCAAACTCGACGCCGCCATTCCACTCAGGGGTCAGACCTGCCTTCGCATAGCCCGCGCCATCAAGGAGCATGCTCGCGCCGCCAAGGGGGGCATAGCCAAGATGGGCACCACCCTGCGACTTGCGTTGCTTACGCTGCTTGCGACTGCGGCGATGAGAACGACGCTTGCCACCCTTCGACTTCTGTGACTTACGCTGAGAGCGACGCTTACCACCCTTCGACTTCTGTGACTTACGCTGAGAACGACGACTGCTACGCTTGCCGCCCTTCTTCTTTTGTGAGCGACGAGTGCGACGGCGACCACCAGCCTGATCCTTCAGGCCCGCAATATCAGAGAATGCCTTGTCCAGGCCTGCAATGTGCGCCGGGCCACGCAGAGCGGATGGCAGACCACTTCCTCCAATCTCTGAGAGAGGGGCACCCTCTAACGCACCACCATGCTGTCCCGCATGATACTTCAAATAATCACCACCCTGGCCATACGACATCTTTGACGACCAATCGCCCGCCAACGAGTACGCAAGCGGGGCGCCCGATAACATGGCACCACCTTGCTTCTTTGAACGACGCTGAGAGCGTTGCGAACGACGACGCTGGCTCTTCTGTTTACGATTCCGGGATACCATTTCTATTTAGTCCAATGAAAATTATCGTCGATACACTATAGTAGAAAAATGAGCTCTCCCGACTGGACCACTGCGATCGCTGATAGCACACTCTGCAATTACTTCTACGTATTTTTTATTATCTTCTCAATTCTGGCGGGTCTTTCCATCCTGAGCGCTATCTACATGTTTGCCACCACCAAGATTACCGGTGGATTAGTATTGGCTGTGTTGTTTGCCAAGCTCATTAACTTTGGAATTTCAGCAACGGCTGCGTTGTTTGCGTATTTGATTTGCGAACGCGCGCTGAAGCCGGCACACGCTTCGCAGGCAAAGTCTCAGGCGGCAAAACAAGCTGCGTCAGGGTCAGGTCTGTTGATGATGTAAACACAATTTTCCCTTTCTTTGTCAGTTTTTCCGCCATTTTTTCTAGTTTATTGGAACGAGATGAGAGAAACACCAACGCGTGCGTACATTCTTTTTGCATCCGGTCATCTCGAAGAATCTGAGCAATGCGTCCATTTCGCGCCCAATCGGATTGAAAGAGCTGTGTGTTAATACGAAGTGATTCTGCCCATTCTTGTATATAAATGGAAGAGTTCCCCTCCGTTGGAATCAACATACGATCAGGCATACGACCAAGTTCTTGTAAAATCGGTACAAGAACTTGATCTTGAAGGTTTCGTTCAGAAACCGTATTGGAGTACCCAAAGATTCCCCATATGATAATGGAAGGTGTTTCAATGGTATCTTCAAGAACGGATGACATGGAATGTACCTTATCATTCGGGTGTTCTTGAATTCAATTTTTATGAATCCAGTGATAAATCACTTTAGATACCAACAATGCGATCAGTAGCGCAATGATATGATTCGTTACACATGTATAAATCGTACCTCTTCCATGAACATCCATGTATAATGCGGATACCGTAAACGATATTGTTAATAATATGATTTCAAAAAATGTGTTCATACTATGTATTCATTAGGTTTACAACGATGAGTCATATGCCTCCTGAAGCGAGGCCAAGTTCACCTTGCGCTTCTGGATCTTGCCCGATACAATGTAGAGGGAATTCTCTGTTACGATGATGAAATCATCACCAACCTTGTATAGCTTCTTAATCAACGAAGTAAACTCGTCCTTCGACTTGACAAGGATGCGCTCCGTAGTAGTCGGATCCTCTCCCAAAAAAGCAGTACCTGCGCAAGTCTGGCGATAATAGTCGAGCATAATGGCACGGTCTTGTTCCATAGCAATTTTAGCGGCCTGTACAAGGGTCTGAACAGCCGGTGTGGGTTCGGCGGCGGCAGTGGCAGGAGTGACAACTTGATTAGCAACCGGGGCGGACATGTTTCTAAATCTGTCAATAAAATACAATTGTGTACTGTATCATTAAACGCGAGTTACATCCAGAGTAATACTTACTTTCTTCGTTCGATGGTCGTTCTTTTCTGATATAATGTCACAGATCAGAAAGGTATGATCTCCATAATACACCTTCCCACCCACTTTTAAATAGGGTCCTCCATCTGGATCCACTGCGTTAACTTTGTTTGATACTGCCGATTGAGTATAAGAACAATACATCACATTATGACATATTACTGTTAACGTGTTTGACTCTTGGAAATATTCATACTCTCGTAGTTCTCCGTATCGACTTTTATTGGACCACTTCATTGTTGCGATCAAACTAAAAATAGAATAATGTATCAATTTTATGCCGTATTCGGTTCATATAAGACCGTTGCGTGATGTTTGTCGAGCACCTGATTCAGAAAGTCATAGGCCGCTTCAATCTGCTGTAGCTGTCGTGCTCCCGTAATAATAATTCGCCCAGTTCGAAAGATGCTCATCGTAATACGTTTACATTCACCTTCGCCCTCTCCCAGCCCCTGTCCCTTACAGAACGTCTTACACTGACAAATGCCTACACCTGGATTTCGTTTGTTATAGAAGAATTTGGTATTCACACCTTGATAGATAGTTTTTTCAAGCATACTGAAGAGGTTGTATTCATTAATCAAGAGTTTATGAAGCGCGTCTTGATTAATGAATTTGTTGAGAGCATAATCCGTATTGATAAGCTGTACCGAGAATCTCTGAATGGAAGCCGGTTCTACGAACGGAGAAACAGGTAGAGTTTTGATAAGTTGAAGAAGCCACTCGATGGCTTGATAGGCAAACGGCTCCGATGTCACACCTGTCATCTGAATTCCACCGTTCGCAAATAGCTTCACATTTACTTCCTTCCATCCCTCCTCTGTCTTTCTGCGAAGAACCAGCGTGGATTGATTGAAGAATGACTTGGAGGTAATCTTGCGATTGGTAAAGATGTCCTTATGACTCGAACCAAGTACCTGGTTTTTGTGCTCAAACTTGAGCACACCTTCCTCTGGATACCAAATCGGAAGAATGACCGCTCGCAAGGATTCAAATAATGAATCCAACTGGATCGGCGTCCCCCAATGGGCCGTTATGACCATGGTAGAAACTCGCAACTTTGTCTTCGTATAAGGAGCAGCAGCCATATTCGTGTGTGCCTTTATGTTTTCAACATCGCATCATCAATTTTTTGCTTACACTCTCCAATAAATGTAATAAGTTGTGTTTCCATAATATCGTGTAAGGTAGTACTGTCAATTAACAGTGAATAAATTAAGTTCATTCGATCCAGTAATTGTCGATCAATGATATCAAACATATCCATAAGGAGCAATAGTTCAGTCAAGATCATTTGAACATCG